GGCCTCGATGCCTGGCCGCCAGCGCAGGAAGGCCCGGGCGTCGATCTGATGCAGCGTGACATCGCCAATCCGGTCGCGGCCGGTGAAGTCGGCTACGTTTGCCCGGGTCTTGCAGACCAACTCCCAGCCGCTGACGTTCTCGCCGTGGTCGTTTTTGCGCTTTACCTCTCGCTGGATCTGGACCAGGTGTCGCAGGCGGCCGGCTCTCATAGCGCCACCACTTGCATGGCGTAAGGCGTCAGCATCTCGTCAACGAACGATTTCGGCAGGTCGGTCACGATGGTCCCGGCGATGAACTGCTCGCGGAACTCGTAGAACGTGCCGACTCGGTACAGCAGCCACTGCTGAATATCCTCCGGGACACGGTCGCCAGCGGCACCGAATCCCGCCGAGTAGTTGATCTGGATCGCGTCCGGCGCGGCGTCGATCTTCGGCCACGCCGCGCGCGGCCGGATGAACAGGTGCGGCCCATCTTCCAGTGCGACGAAGTCGTGCCATTCCACCACTTGGCCGGCCTGGCGCAGCATGATGGATTGCACCGACTTGGCATTCGCGGTCTGCAGCAGCAACGAAGGGATCAACGGCCACTGGCCGAAGGTCTCGCGGTAGCTCGCCGTCAGCAACGGCCCCTTGAGCTTCCCCTCGCATGCGCGCACCGCTGCACGCTCCATCAGCGTCAGTAGCTCGTCGTCATCGGTCATGTCGAGATCGATGTTGCACTGCTGTTTGATTTGCCCCAGCGTCAACACCGCCGCCGCGCTGCGCTGGGTCACCACGGCGGCCATGATCAGTTGGCCTCGCCGGCTGCACCGCGGCGGCCGGTGTTGCCTTGCCGCTTGTTAGCGTCGCCGCCTTCGTCCGCCTTGTCGGCTTTATACAGCTCAACGACCTCGGACTTGGCCAGTTTCTCCAGCCGCTCCACGTGCGATTCATCGAAGCCGGCGATATCGCCAGGGGTGTAGATGCCATGCGGCTTCAAAAACTTGACTACGATTTTGTCCATCTCGCTCTCCAGCTTGAGTTGTTCGCGGCCGGAAACCCGGCCGCTACTGCCTTACTTGCCCCACTTCACCCCGATGCCGATGGCGATCGACTCACGGTGACGCGGGCCGAAATCGTGTTTGGCGATCACGCGGATCAGAGTCTGATCGCGCTGGAAGGCACTGATGACGTTGCCGTCGCCGTCCTTGTAGGTCGCCTCCTTGGAGAAGTCGATCATCAAGGCCTGGTCCTCGCCGATGAAGCAATCGGCGAAGTCGGCAAAATACAGCTCCGATTCGTCGCCGCCGGCGCCCAGGTTGTTGGGGATTTGCGTGGTCAGGCCGACCGGGTAGCCTTTCAACTGCTTCTGGGCCAGTTCCAGATAAACCTTGTTGCCCTTCATGTCGCGCAGGCCTTCCAGGAAACGGAAGGTTCGCGGCGACATCACCCAGCCCGGCTGCACCATGTTGGCGTCAACGCCTTCCAGCGCCAGGATCAGCGTATTGAGGAACAGCTCAATGGCCTGCAGCGCCGCGGCGTCGATGGTGGCAATCGTCGGCGCCGGGAACACATTACCCGGCAGCACCCAGTTGCGCAGGCCTTTGGGCAGGTTGCCACTGCCGTCATCGCGCAGGAACGCCTTGTCCTCGCGCGCACCGACGGCCGAGGTCAGATCGTCCACCACCACGCGGTCCACGTTGGGGCTGATGCCCGAGTTGGCCAGCAGGTCGTTGCTGATCGGAACCAGCGCGGCCATTTTCTTGGACGACAGTTTCAGGTCGTCGAACTGCGCGCCGGTAACTGGGGCATCGGTATCGGTGCCGATGTAGCCGACCTGCGCGCCGCCCTTCAGGCGCGGAATGGTCAAGTTGCCGTTGTTGAGCGGCAGCGAGCGGGCGCCCAAGCGGCGAACCACGGTTTTCGGGCGCAGCAACTCGATCACTTCGCTCGCCAGATTGGTCGGCACCAGCACGCCACCAGCCGAAGGCGTGGCGGTATTCAGAGCGGCAGCCACCTCGGCGCCGTAGCCGCGCTGGTCGGCGATGTTGGCGGCGGCTTGGTAGTTGCCTTGCGCCTCGATCAGGGCCATGGCCAGGTGAGCTACACCTGCACCGGCGACCTTCGGGCCTGCCGGTTGGGCATGCAGCTTGCCTTCCTGCGACACGCCTTGGCTATCCAGGTTTTCCACTTGGGCGGCAGCGGCCGCCTGCATCTGCTCAGCAGCTTCCAACCGTTGCAGCTGCGCGCCGAGCTGGTTGAACTCGGCGTGCATGGCATTGATTTGCTCGATCTGTTCGGCGCTCATCACCTCGCCGGCAGTCTCCAGGGCGGCCATCTCGGCCACCTTGGCGGACAGTTCGGCACGGCGGCGCTTCAGTTCTACGATCTTCGACATTCGGTTTTCTCCAGACGAAAAAAAAACCGCCTCTCGGCGGTAGAAATAAAAAAAGCTCCTTGCGGAGCTGGGTTGTCGTCGCCGTGCGGCGGCGCGTTGGATCAGAGTTTGAGGTTCAGGCTCATGGCCATGGACGCGGCAATGGCCTGAGAACTGCCGCGCGCTTTCGGCACGCGGGCTCGCTTGGCAGCGACGCCTGCTGCAATTCGGTTCACCGCCTGCTGCTGGCTTTCCAGGCCGTCGGCCAGACCGGCCTCAATTGCATTGCCGCCGTAGAACAGCCCGGCCTCGGTGTCCTTCACGGCGGACACCTTCATGCCGCGGTTCTGCGCGACGGTGTCGCAGAACATTTCGTAGTAGTGGTCCAGCATGCTGTCGGCGGCGGCCATGGCCTCCTCGCTCAGCGGCCCGGTCTGCGACATGTCGTCTTTGCGAGCGCCGCGGTAGAGGGTCGTTACCTTCACCCCCTCGTTTTCCAGCTTCTGGCTGAAATCGGCGTGCTTCATGATCACGCCGATGGAGCCAACGCCGGATGTCTTCGACAGCACGATGTCGCTGCAGGCGCTGGCGATGGCGTAGCCGGCGCTGAACGCGCTGTAGTGAACCAGCGCCGTAATCGGTTTGACGTCGCGGCCGGCGCGGATGTCGTCCACGAACTCGAAGCAGCCGGACACCGCGCCGCCGGGCGTGGCCAGGTCGATAACGATGTGCTCAATGCTCGGGTCGTTGAGGCCGGCATTCAGCTGGCTGCGCAGGCCTTCATAGCTAGCCTGGTTCGAGCACAGCCCGACATCGTTGGTCCGCGGCACCAAGATGCCGGCGACTGGCATTACAAGCACGCCGCTGCCGCGCGCGGCCTCCATGCGCCGGTCCTCGGCGGAGACTGCTTGCACTGCGCCGTGGTCGCCGTCTTCCTTCCAGGCCGTCATCGGCAAACCGATGTTGACCTGCTGCAAGTTGACGCCCATGCGCTGGCCGGCCCAGGCCACCGCTTCATGCAGCATGTCCGGCAGCACCATGTGCGGCTGGTTGAACAGCTGGTGCAGGAAAAGATGCTTTCTCATTGGGTCTCCAGAATCTTGTGAATGGCGTCGATGGCCTCGACCGAAGCCCCCGCCCCTTTCGGCAGCCCTGCGCCGGCGTGAACCATGTTCAGCGGTTGCAGGTAAATGTCGCCCCCCGGGATCGGCGGCAAGTTCTCCAGCCGACGGATGTCGTTGACCGAGAGCCAGCCCCATTGCCGCCCTACGGCATACGCGGCATAGCGGGTCTGTGTATCGCCGCGCAGCAGTCCGCCCACATTGAACTCGATGTAGTACTCGTCGCGTTCATTCGGCAGCAGCAGGTCGCGCATCATGGCCTGCTCGTGCCGGCGCAGCCACGGCATCAGGCAGTAGACGACGAATTCAATCGCCTGGTGCTCGATGTTGTTGTTGGTTGCCCGGTCCAGCAGGTTTACCTTGTGCAATGGCATCTTGTAGATCTGGGCGACCTCCAGTGCCGACAGCTTGCGACTTTCGAGCAGCTGCGCGTCCTCGTTGGTCATCGACAGCGGCCGGAACGACATGCCGTCCTGCAACACCGCTACCTTCATCGCGTTGCTGGAGCCAGAATACTCAGCCCGCCAGGCGTCTTTGATGTCCCGAACCCTATCCGTCTCGAGCGGTTTCAGCAGGGTTTGACCCACCACTGCCGGCCGCTCAAGCACGCCGGCCAAGTGCGTGCCGTTGGCAAACACCATGCTGGCGTGATCCTGGGTCGCCAGTGCCAGCCCGATGGTGTCGCAGTGCAGTTGGACCGGGCTCACGCCGGTATAGCCGTTGAGGGTGAACCAGCGGACATGATGAATCATCCGCATCGGCATCGCCGGATTGCTGCCAATCCGGTAGTACGGCAGCAGATCCTGCCCCTTGAGCACCTGCACCTTGGTTGGGTCCAGAGGCAGCAGCGCCACCGGATAGCCGGCTTCATCACGCTCAATGAAGCTGTAGGCCGCGCCACGAAGACCAGCAGATACTTGCTGCTGCTCCCGAAACTCATACGCGGTCTGCCACTGATTCGGCTCATGCCGAATCAGCCGATAGACGGGATGGTCCGTCGCTCGTATCCTGCTATCTCCATCTCGCCGGTAAAGCTCGCATGGCAGTTGAGCGACCGACTCCGCAATCTGAGTCACGCACGACTGCAGCGTGGTCAGCGCCAGCGCCTTTTCAGGCGAAACCCGAACACCCGAGGCGCTGCGCGCCCCGGCGCCCATCAGGCTGGAGATCCACCCGCGCTCCGGGTTGGCCGCGTCCTGAACGCCAAATTGTTGGGAGGAGAACATTAGCCAGCCCTCCCCGCCGCTGCCCGTGCCGTCATGAACGACCACACCAGGGCGAAGCCACCGCCAACTATCCAGCCGGCCGCGGAATGAAGAAGGGCCGCCCCGGTCGTAACCGCAGCGGCCCCCGCCAGGCCCACCAACATGGTGAGCTTGTCCGTGTTGCTCATATATAAACCTCGTCCTCGTAGGCGGACTTGAAACCGCTATCCGGCTGCTCCGGGTTCATCGCGCGCGTCATGCCGATGATCAGCGCCACGGCGCCGTCGATCTTGTTCTGCGCGCTCTGCTTGTCCGGGAACAGGTTGTCGTTTTTGTCCGCCCGTGCGGTGACGTTGGACATCATCCAGGCCAGCACTGGGTCGCCGTTGTGATGCAACCGGCCCGAACGTAGCGCCGCCTCGATCTCGCGCATTGCCGGCGTCAGATACATGGCCTTCATCGGCACGTCCACCACGGTGGCGCCGCCAGCGGTCAGCTGCTGGGCGATCCAGGCCGCGCCGAACTTGTCCTGGCAGAACTCACGCACTTGGAACGGGATGTCCTCCAGATCCTGCAGGATCATGGCGAAGTCGTTCTCCGTCCCATCGTGCTGTTCGATCCAGCCGGCGTTTCGCCACCGCACATAGGCGGCCCGGTTCGGGTTGTCCTCCGCCTCCAGCGTCGCCTCGGGCATATAGTATTTGGCGAAAACGTAGTAATGAGTCCGGCCAGAGTCAGCATGCTTGCGGGCAAAGATTTTGATGATTGATGCAAAGTCCAGCTTGCTGGCCAGGTCATACGCGACCACGCACTCCTCAGCGAGGAAGTCCTCCTCCCTCAACGTCTCGTCGCCGGCGGCGTGCCACTCCGCCATGTTGATCCAGGCCGATTTCGCCGAGCACCAGATGTTCAGGTGCTTTGTCTTGAAACGAACCTGTATGCTGGCTTTCTGCGCAGCCTGCCTCTGCTGGCTGAGCATGAAATCCGGATCAACGGATATTCCCCAGTTCGGGTTTGCCTTGATCAGCGTTCCCGGCGCATAAGGGTCGTCATCCTCGTCGGCGCTGAACATGATGCAGAACAGTTCGTTGTTCTCCACCAGCCCCTGCAGCACCTTCTCCGCTTCGATCCTCTTTTCGTAACACGGCCCGGCCAGGTTGAAGCCTGAGGTCGTGATGATGAAGGCCAGCGGCTGCTCGCGTGCCCCCATGCCGGAAATCATTGTGTCGTACAGATCAGACGAGTCGTGCTCGTGGTATTCGTCGATCAGCGCGCAGGATGGCGACGCACCATCGCCCGGCTTCCCAATCACAGGCTCGAATCGGCTGCCATCCTCGGGGATGGCCATGGCCTTCGCGTAGACCTCCGCGCCGGAGGCGTCGAGCAGATCCTGTGTCCTCTCCAGCATCTGCTTGGCCGGTCGGAAAACCTCCCAAGCCTGCTTTTCGCTGGATGCGCCCGAATACACCTCGGCGCCAAACTCCCCGTCCGCAACAAAGCAGTACAGGCCGACGCCGGCCGCCAACACCGACTTGCCGTTCTTCCGTGGGATCTCGTTGTACGCCTCGCGGAAGCGCCGGAGCCCAGTCTTCTTGTGGACCCAGCCGAAGACGTTGACGAAGATGAAGCACTGCCAGGCGCCGAGCTTGATAGTCTCGGCCGACCGCGCCCACTTGCCCTTTGTATGCGGAAGCTCTTCGACGAAGCAGCAAGAGCGTTCGGCCTCCGCCTTGTCCAGCTTGTACGGAAAGCCTTTGGTTTTGGCGCGGTCTAGGTCATCAAGGAAGCGCTGGGCGGAAAGCCGCGTCCACTTCCCGGCGGGGAAGCGGCCTGCCACCACATCACGCGCCCACCTGGTAGCCGCGGTGACGTGGGGGTATGCCATCGTTTCATGACGCTTTCTTTTTCAGCAGCCCGGTAAACCGGTTGGTTGTCTTCGTGGCCGCGCCGGCCGTTCCGAGCCTGCTTCGGCTGGAAGGGTCCAGGCCAAGCATGGCGCCGAAGGCGGCCAGCTGCCGGCTGGTCTCGTTGATGACGGTACAGGCCGGGTTCTTCTTCGGCCCGAACGGCGTGTCAACAATCACGCCCTTCTTGCTGACGCTATCCTCGGCTTCCCGCCAGCGCGCATAGGCCTGGCAGAACACTTCGAGGTTGTGCAGGTCGACATCAGTCAACACCTTGGTGCCGGCCAGCAGTGGCGCCAACTCTTCCCACTTCTCAACGGCTAGCGGCGAAAGCCAGTCCGGCGGCGGCGCGGCAGGCACGGATGAATACTCCGGCTCCGCCTTGTTTAGCGCGCGCTTACCCGGGTTGCCGGTGATGATTTTCAGGTGGGTCGGCTTTGGCTTCCGCCCTCCCCCTGGCGCTCGGGCCATCTCACCCCCAAATTTTTTATTTCGCGGGAAAAAATAAAGTCTGAAGCACGCGGTTCCGGCTGGCCGAATCCCGCGAAGGATTTACCCCCCCTACCCCCTGGCATTGTTCAAGCGCGAACAGTTCGCGCCGCGTCCGGATCAGTCGTCCGGCGGACCTGCGCTGACCTGCTCCGCGTGGTCCTCGGTGATCTCCACCACGACGCGCGTCTTGCCGGTCCCGAGGCTGCCCTCGGAGTAGCTGGTGGTGTAAGCCCGAACCTTGACGTTCGCCGCGCAGGCATCCAAACCAAGCTGCTGGGCTATTGCATCGGTCACAAGCCGCAGCAGCTCGGGCTCGTCAACATGCGCCAGATGAATCGTGTGATGTTGCCGAGTGCTATTGATCTTCATGTCCATGCCTCCTTACCTCTCCACTTCCCACCAGCGATCAACGCCATCCGAGCATTGATGCCGCTCGACCTTGGCCTTGTAGGGGATGTACACGTTGCCGGCGATCATCGCCTGCTGCTGATTTCCAATCTCGCCCGTCGGGCGGCATGCAGGGGACTCACCGCAGCCTGCCAGCAGGGCCAGGACAATCGCCATGATCAACCGCATCAGCGTCTCCCATTCCCGAATCCACCATCCTCGCGGGCGGTCTTCTCCGAGTGGCAACGCCAGCACAGCGCCTGCCAGTTGGCTTTATCCCAGAACAGCGCCTGGTCGCCGCCATGCGGCTTGATGTGGTCCACGCACGCTGATGGCACCAGCCGGCCAGCGCGCTTGCAGATTACGCACCATGGGTTCTTTCGGCGGTAGCCGATGGATGCCTTGGTCCATGCGTTCGAATAGCCGCGCTCGGTGCGGGTGCCGCGCCGCGCGTCCGCCTCGGCGGCCAGCTTGCGCTCGCTCTCGGCATGCGTCGGGCAGTAGCGCGCCGGCGGCGTCACCAGGGCACCGCAGCCGGGCCGGCCGCATAGCCGCTTGGGTGAGCCCGCCATCAGAACCTGACGCCTTGCCGCACTTGCTCCCGCGACAACTCGACCAGCTCGCGCTGGCGCAGCCCCAAGTACTCGAACACGATGGAATGCAGCTTGATCTCGGCGACGCGCGCAGCCTGGCCGGACGGCATCAGGACATGCTGACCGTGGGCCAGCCCCAGGGCGTCATGAACAACCCGCGTTTGCCGCATGTGCATACCGCCTCCGGAAATAAAAAAGGCCCGACAGAGTTAACTGTCGGGCCAGGTCGTCTTTGTTGTGCGTAGCTTCGCCACCACGTCGTCAATATAGCGAATCCCCGTGGTTATTGGAATCCACTCGCAATGAATTTATATATAGATTTTACTCGACCTTGATTCCACACTGACTGTAAAGCGCCTCTTTAAGCTCTACAAGCCCTTTTTCACCTACCCCTCTGATTCTAAGGGTTGAAGTTGCTTTTACATTCTTTATAACATCATCAATCTCAACGACACCGTTTGTTATAAGTGTAGATTTTAATCGCGAACTGATTGGAAGCTCTTTGACTTGGATAATCGAGCAAGTACTCATTATCTGTTTCATTTCGACTTGGTCCGCGATATACCGCAAATAGGCAACGAGCGCATCACTACTGAATTTGGTGTCTGCATCAAACTGTTTATCCAATTGCTGATCAAGCATTTCCTTGATTTCCCGATAAGACATAACTTGTCTCCAATGTTTTATCTTCCGCCATCAAAAGGAGGTCATCTGGCGCAGTATAGAAATATGCATTTGCAACCTTCGGTCCTTTACCATAGCCTCTTTGCATTTTTCGTGCACCTATCTTCCTCTGTTCTTTTAGCCAGATTAATGTCGGCATGATATAAGTGCCAGGGTAGTCACCGCCAAGGCTCTCTACTATCTCAGACAGGAACAGAGGCCTGGGCGCATCCATCAGCACCCAGAGTATTTGCTTGGCGATGCTCGGCGAGGCCTTCACCTTATGCCGCCTTCCTGCTGTGCTCACGCCACGCCCGGCCAAAGCGCACAGTGGCAGCCAGCAGCAGAGTGTCGAAGGCCCTGGCACTCATGGCCAGCCGGCGCGCGATGTCCTCGTTCGCCAGGTGCGGGTAATGCACGTGGCGCGCGCGTAGCGCTGCCTTCTCGCCCTGGAGCAACTGGTTCACCAGTTGCTCCACCTGGCTGGCGATCAGCGGGCTATACCGAACCTGAACTCGGCTGCGCGCCGTCTCGGCGTCCTCCGCAAACCGGTAGCGCTCCGGGTCGCTAGCGTAGCGCCCCTCAATCGAAAACGTGGTGCCGCGCCAGCTGCCGCTGTCGTTCAGCCACTTGCCCCACTGCGCCAATGCTGCCGCCGGTTCGATCATGGCCGCCTCACGCCGCGAACAGTGCGCCGGCGATCTCGCGCACGGTCACTTCCACGCCGGGCTTATCCGCGTAGCGTTTCCGCACGACGATGTCGCACGCCTGGACGTCATCCACCCAGACCACGCCGTTGATGCCGTCGAAGATGGCCTTGATCACGTTGTCCGCGTCCGGCTTTTTCGTCGGGTACACCTGGCCCTGCAGCGCGGCCGCCTGCTTCTTCTTGCTCCAACTGGTCGGCACCGGCAGGAACATGGAGATTTCAACGTCAGCAGGGCCAGCGATCAGCGGGTTGCCGGCCATTGCCTCCTGCGCCGCCAGGGCGATCAGGGATTCGTAGTTCGCTGTCTTCTCCGGCGTGTACATTCGGGCGAATTCGCCGTCGCGGCTGCTCACCTTGGGGCGGCCTTTGCCCACTGGCGCGCCTGGCACAAAAAACGAAATGTTCATCACTGCCCTTTCTTGCTCGTGTTGGCGTAGTGCTCCTCGCACCGCGCCATGTGGTCCTGGGCCGGGCCGGCGCCAACCGAGAGCATGGCTCCCTCCGGCGTGAACGCCCGGTAGATCGGGTCGCCGCTGGCGCCGTGGCCATATTTCACGACGCTGTAGCCGCGCCACTCCCTCGTGTCGTCGGCGGTTTTCTCCCAGCCGTTCACGCCGCCTCCTCCCCTGGTTCATTGGCAGCCGCTGGGGCGGTCACAGCCGGCAGGAACGGCACCAGCGCCGGCGGCACAGGCTGCCGGAGGTTCACGAACGCCTCTGCGGCCATGCGCTGGCCGTAGGCATTGCCGTAATGCCCCCGAGCGGTCTTCTCGGCGATGCTGCGCGCCCAGTCCAGCTTGATGCCAGACGCCGGCGCGCCGATGGCCCGGACCTTGCCGCCGATCTCCCGTAGCCGGTCGGCGGCCTCCGCCGGCGAGATGCGCGCCACGGCGATCTGCTTGGGGGCTTCCTCCGGCGCATCCGTGCGGTGCTGGTTCGCCTCCATGGCCACACACCACCGCGCCTCCATGCCCTTGAACGTGCCGTACAGCAGGTCATTGCCAAGCGAGGCCGCGGCCCAGAACAGCCCCCAGGACGGCCAGTTATCCTGCTGGCCATCGCGGCGCCGCTGCATCTCGGTCTGAGCGCGGTAGAACAGCGCCTCCGGCGTGGTGGTGCTGGCCGGCCTGCAGGCTCGCAGGAACTCGGCGATGGACGGCGGCCAGTCGTAGAGCCGGCGGCACGCCTTGCGGCCCACACCAACATCGCGTGGAGACAGCCCTTCGTCCTCGAACGCCTGCGTCCACTCGTCCTGCCAGTGGTCGATTGCGTGCTGGTCGGGGAACGCGGCGCGCCAGCGGTTCGGATAAGCGCCGTCCAGGGCGTTGAACAGCCGATCCATCCAGGACATTCCCGTTTTCCCATCCGGCCAATCCCGGCGCTCAAGCCACACGCTGGGGCGTAACGTCGATAGGTTCGTTGCCATTGCCTGCTCCGTTGTCGTTGCCATTGGCCGCATCCCAGCGGGCGCGGTAGCTTGGGTCGTTCACGTACAGCGTCGGGTTGAACTTCTCCCCTCGCCGCCCCGCTCCTGCTTCGGGCACCGGCGGCGCGCCAGGCCGGTGCTGGCGGGCCGCGATCAGATCGCCGACCACCGCGGCCACCAGGCCGATGCCGATGCGTAGTTCACCTCGGTCCCGCAGCGTCTGCACCGCCAGATGGAAATCATCGTCGCTGGCGTTCTCCAGCCCCTGGTATTTGCCTTGTAGCTGGGCCGGGCTGCAATTC